ATCGCTGAACCACCCAACATCATAATGAGTTTGACCTCGGGGGCAACATTGACCTTGCTTCTGTACTTGACATACAACTCTTCAAAGACTCCGTCATAGTCATCTACATTCTCCATCACAGACTCGGACCAGCCTTCGAGTTGAATTTCGAAGGGGTTATACCTTTTGTTGAGGAACTCCAAGCCTGTAACACAAGCAACCAACATACGCCGAGAGAAGCGAATAGATTGCTCAACATCAATACTGTATGTGATCCGCTTCACTTCAGTTCTCAATTCGTCTATGTTAGAGTATGCAGTAAGTCTCTTGTTAACACTGAATCCTTTCTTTTCGAGGCGACCCAACTTGTTAATGAGATCCGCCTTTTCTTCATCAATAGAAGAATACCCCTTTGAAGGTCGTTCTTCCTGCATTCCAAACTGAGGTCCGTCATCGGCGTCGTCAAAGAATGCGTCATCATCCTCACCATAGTCAATTTCATCTTCTTGTTGTGGTTGAGTTGGTGCAGATTGCTTGTTTGGGTTTACGAAAGCATCCATGGCTTCTTGTTGTTGTGGTTGTTGTGGTGGTGGTCTGTTAGAAGTGGGACGACGCACAGGCTGAGTACGAGGCACTGAAATCTCAATTTCATCCATCAGAGCCTGTTCGTCAGCGTCCAATTTCATCACAGTAGTATTTCCACGATCAATGACAATTTCTTCGTCCATCTACTCTCTAATATGAAACTATTAAATATCCTTTAACGCACTTTAGAAAAAATTATGTGTGTACATTATATATGTTAAACCTTAACCGTGCCAACCGAAATGCCATCATGTCCATTGTTGCCTTGATCGTGCTTATCTTTATGCTTGGTATGTTGAAAAATACCAGCAAGTACCAACCCAGACCAATCGTTATTAAGGCGATCAACGAAGAATCAATTTTTGATCTTGAACACAAATTGGAATGCGCTCCTGGGCACACCAGCGAAGGTAGCACCTACACCAAGTCTCTCACTCCAGGTGGACTCTGTGGTTCCGAAAAGCTCGTCGCGGAACAAGCGGGCTACGAGATTGAGGATGGAATTGGCGGATCTTTAATCTAAGCTAATACTAAATGGCTTTGGTTACCTCGCCCCAAACTATTCCAGATCTTGACTATGAATATCATACTATAACTATTGATTCAATTGGTCAAGACAGTGCGAATACTTTTACTTGTCATCTTCAGCAACCCCTCAAAAATGTGGTTCAGGCCAGACTTCTTGCGGCGCATATTCATTCAAATGTTGTGACTGAACATTGTTATGTTTCCATCGAAGAGTTGGATTCCATTTTCAACGATCGTGCTTCAAATGTTCTCACTGGACAAGCCGAATTAAGTGTGATCAGGGGGTCATTTGCGAGTCTCATTACTGAAAATGCTACACACGATGCGGGTAATTCACTCATCACATTCAAAGATAACTATACAATCGCGACACAATATGTCAATCCAATACACCGTATTGATCGTCTCAGTGTTGCCATTAGAGATCAAAATGGTAATACAATTAAAAATTCAACCGATTCGGGATCAAACTTTTTGGTGATTCGTTTCGTGTGTAGAAAACCAAACTTGTAATTTTCTCACTTTAGAGTAGTATAACATGTCTTCGGGTATTGTTCAACTTGTAGCAATTGGTGCTCAGGATGAGTACATTATGGGCAACCCAGAGATATCGTTTTTTAGTTCAACCTTCAAACGACACTCTAATTTTTCACAATCCGTTGAAAAGCAAACGATACGCGGGGATGTGAAAAATAATTCAATGTCAAGTGTTCAGATTGAGAGATCGGGGGATATGCTTGGATACATTTACTTGACGATCGATGATACGACCCAAGCTTTAGATACTTCTCGCTGGGATCTACTCATTGATAAAGTCGAGCTTCTTATTGGTGGTTCAGTCATTGATACACAAGATAGCATATTTACTGAAAAAATCGCTATAGATACATTTGCACAAAATATATCAAGAAGTGCAATTGGGACTCACCCAGGTGTGCATGCGCGCTCATATTTTTACCCACTTCGTTTCTTTTTTTGCGAAGGACCACAATGTGCTTTACCCCTAGTTGCCCTCAATTATCACAATGTGGAATTGAGAATTCATTGGGGATCCCAAGCGGCAAACTACAATTTTGAAATGTATGCCAACTATTACTACCTTGACAACGAAGAGCGGGGCAACATTGCGACACGCACCCACGACCTTCTCATCACTCAGGTACAAAAGAATCTTCCAAGTGGGGAAACTGTCCAGGATCTCATTTTCAATCACCCAGTGAAATATCTCGCATCGTCAGACACCACAACGAACGGTGCGCTCACATCACCAACAAACAAAGTCAAGTTGAGTATTAATGGGGTTGAACTCGGAAACTATAGATGGGGTAAACCACACTACATTGATGTGATGAACTATTATCACACAAACTTTGTGACTTCTCCAGACTTTTTCCTCTATTGTTTCTGCCTCATGACGAGCTCACTCCAGCCAACCGGCACACTCAATTTCAGTAGAATTGAATCAGCAAAGATCATGAGCGAAAATACAGTCATTAATGATCCAATTTATGCAGTAAACTATAACATACTTCGTATACAAAATGGTATGGCTGGTCTCCTTTACGCAAATTAATTTACTACCATATATTAAATGGTCAAGAACTTACCTTCGGTGGAAAGATCTACCAAGATTAGGTTTGGTAAGCATGTACCAGACTCTAATGATCAGGAGGAAAATACTGTTGTCTTCAATGCGAGTAATGTCTTGGTTCCAACACCACATTCAAATGCCGTCTATCTTTCCCCCATTCGTAATAGAGCCGATTTTACCGCACCGGAAGTTGTACTTTTGATGTATGATCGCAACACCAAGGAGATTACAGAATCCGGGGAATCTGCGAATAATCTCGTCGGTGGCGCAACGCTCTCCCTTGCGGTAGATCGTGCAAATGTGACATCAAATACTATTATATTTACAGGTGGTGGTCATGATGACAACAATGTCGGCTTTGTCACAGATTCAAATGTTGGTATATCAAATTTGTTACCTGAACACACCCTAAGCGTCGGCACAAACTTCTATGTAGATGACACCGGTTCAAATGTTCTCGTTGTTTCTGGAAATGTTGCAGTTTTGCGCGACATGGTCATTGATGGCAATCTTCGTGTCAATGGTGATACAACTGTAATTTATGCGGAGAATACAGCCATCAAAGATGCGCTCATTGAACTTGGTCAAAATAACACTTCCGAAGATACAACCCTTGATTTGGGTTTCCTTATGCATAGACCCGATGCTTTATCAAATGTGGTTATTGGTTACCGCGAAGAGTCTGATGAATTCGCAATCGGTTATACCGATACAAATCCCACAGATAAAACATTTACACCAAAGTCAGATGAAGACATTAATGTGCACGTGTATGGTCTAACCCACGTGGATGCTAACATTTACGCACACGAAGATCTTGTTGTCGATGGGAATGTGTATGTGTCCCAAAATGTCTCTGTGACCGAAGAGTTGACAATCAGCGGTAATGTTTACGCCGATAAGGACCTTGAAGTTGTGGGTAATACATATGTCTCGGGAAATGTTGAAGTGACAAAGGCTCTCATCGTGAGTGCCAACACACATCTCAAGGGGGACAATGTCTTCATCACCCACACGATGGACTTTTTGGATCCCACAACTGCCATCGTCACAGATCAAATTTCAAATGTTCAGATCCGCTTGGGTCAATTGGAGAATGTGTCCAACACCGCTTCAAATCCACTCGATGATCAAGTTTTGTTGTATGATGGCGGAGAATGGGTAAATGACTACCCTATGCATACATATATCAAAATTCGTAACGATGAAGACTCAACGACGATAGAAAAGGGTGATGCCGTATATGTTAAAGGAACCCATAATTCAAATATCTTAAATGTCGGTCTCGCCCATTCAGATAGTACCGATACCATGCCATGCATTGGTTTATCAAATCAACAACTCACAACTGGTCAACAAGGTACAGCTGTAGCATACGGTAAGGCCCTTAGTGTCGTCACGACT